CATGGACTGCTTTGGCGTATTCTACGCCTGGGCACATCGCTGCCAATACCGTGCTTGCGAATCCTACCGGGTCTACCGCTAATCCTGTCGGGGTGGATGCTGCGGGGATGAGGACGTTGCTAGGAGTAAGCGAAGTATTCGTTGCGGATCAAGTACAATTTGCAGGCTCGTTTGCTTACGGAACCGGGCTCCGTGATTTGGATCACGTAACAGGGGAAGACGGCTACGACAACATTGCAATCGGTAAGGACTCTGGGTTAGACCTAACAACTGGACGAGCAAATGTGCTCATCGGGACCAACTGCGGTCGATATATGACGAGCAGCAGCATCGGGAATAGCTACGATGGTGGAGGATTGGGCAACACTGGCAACACATTCGTCGGGAGAAGTTCTGGGGCTGCGGCTGGAGGGACGATAGACGGAGGGGCACTAGACAATACTTGCGTCGGAATAAACTGCGGGCAGAACCTTACCAGCGCGATGGATAACGCTGCAATGGGTGCTAACGCGCTTCGATCTATCGGTGGAGGTTCTGAAAATGTATCGATAGGACACGGTACGTTGCAACATCTGGTAGGGAGCGGCGATTTCACTACGGGAACCGGGCATCGGAATACCGCAGTTGGTGATCTCGCCGGTAGGTTGTTGAACAATTCATCCGACAAAACAGGCGGGAAGTCTGGCGTATACCTTGGTTCAAGAACCAGAAGTGCTTCCAACACAGCGGTAAACGAAATCGTTATCGGCTACGATATGGACGGAGCTGGAAGCAATACAGTATCGATTGGCAATTCTTCAATCGAAAGAACTATTCTTAGAGGAACAGTAGAGATAGGTGGTAACGCGACAACAAGACTGCTCAGCGTTGCGGGAGTGCTTTATATCGAGTCGGACTCCAGTATTGAAATGCGAGACACATCCGCGGCTGCCACAAATTGGTTAATGACAAATGATGGTCGCACGTTTTTGAAGGCTGGTGTGAACCATGCCGATTTAGAAGGCACACCTAGACTGCTTTATGGAGCAGGAGGTACACCTACCACTCTATACGGTCGAGTAAACACAACAGGTCCGTTGCATCAAGTGGTTAGTGGATCGTCTGTTTCTTTATCTACCAATGGTGAACTGGCTATCGAGATGACTTCAAACACTGCGGGCAGCATTGTTTATCGAGGGTCAGACGGAACCACAAGACGATTCGCGTTTACAGTATCATGATGCCCCCCTATGGCAAAAGGTACTTTATGAAGCATTCAAGGTCTATCGCGAGGGAACCGTTTAGCCCTTTCATGTCTACGCCCAAGGCGTAGCTATAATAGTATACGGTCGATTTATCGAAAACAAAAAGGTAGCCTAAATGGCTGATACGATTCAAATCAGACGAGGCACTACCAGTGCCTGGAATTCCGCCAACCCAGTGCTCGCCTTGGGCGAGCAAGGGTACGATACAACCACCAAGCAGTATAAAGTCGGAGACGGCACAACGGCATGGACTGCTTTGGCGTATTCTACGCCTGGGCACATCGCTGCCAATACCGTGCTTGCGAATCCTACCGGGTCTACCGCTAATCCTGTCGGGGTGGATGCTGCTGGGATGAGGACGTTGATGTCTAGTGTTGGGTATGTAGCTCAGACGTTGACAACATCAGAAAAGACGATTGCGAAAAGAAATATCGGAATTGAAGACGTAAACATTCGGCAAGGTATCGTCACGGCTTCCGATGCTAGAATTTTATCCGATCTCGTTATCACAAACGGTTCTCCGATTGTCACGTCAGCAACGGCTGGATTTACAGCATCTGATGTTGGAAAAACGATATCAGTTGTTGACGGTTTGGGTGCGGGTGTAAAAGCACTGACGACGATTATCTCGCGGCAAAGTGCAACACAAGTTACGCTTGCAACCAACATGCTTGCAAGCGGAACGAAGGCTTGCACGTTTGGAACCGACGATGCGCCAGCAATACAAGCCGCACTCAATTCTATGGCTGTAGCAAATACAGGAGTCCTTTCGCTGGCTTTGAAAGGTCATGTATTTATCGCGTCTCCGGTGGTAATGAACTTCACCGACAAGATCAACTCTTTACGGTTGGACCTCAGCGAAGCAGTGTTGCATGTAAGCGTTCCACTCAATGCCACAGCGTTTACGTTCTCGGTGTTAGACGTTTTCGTCATGGAAGGTGGGTCTGTCATGGGCACACCGATGGAAAGCAGAGACGCATACTGTGTTTTCCGACTGAAAGAAATGCTGCTGTGTATCGTCCGCGATGTGCATTTCAATGGATTGGCCGATCACGCAGCAACGGGCGGAGGTACCGCCACCGGGCCAGGATGTATCGTGTTTGATCGATGCAAAACGGAGATGAGCAACTGCAAATTTTCGTCTTGTATCTACAATTCGAGCAACGATGTTTCGACAATTCAGGTCATTAACTGGTGGGGGTTTTCTTGTCAGAATTGCTATTGGATCGATTGGGCGAGATATAACGATAGCTTGACGTTAAGCAAGCAGTTCGGGCCTCCGAGCCTTGCGTGGGTACACATTAACTCCCATTACACTGAGGCTAATCCACTATCATACTACGAGTACGGCAAAGTAGAATTCGACAATTGCGTATTCGAAGAAGGTGCTGTTTATGGTGTGTTTGCGAGACCGTATACCGGCAAGAAAATTGAAGATGTCATTGTAAGGAATTGTCTTTCCGCGACTGCCGATCTAGGTAGCGGAACGGGGAAAGCGTTTTACTTTTTTGATGTCAACAACGCGATTTTAGAACACTGTAAAGCCGGTTGGGCAACACTTGCCAGCGATGCCGTTGCAGCAACATCCGTTACCAATTTACGGATAAGCCATTGCTTGTTCCGCGATGAGACGAAAACGATTCGGTTATCGTCAGTCGATAATCTGCTCATCGAAAACTCGATCTTTACTACGATTGTAGGCACGGCAACCAATAGCCATATTATCCGAAACGGAAAGGGGTCGGCTTGTTTTACAAAAGCTGGTGCTGTTAGTGATGCCGATTTTCCGGTTGCACCATGCGACGGTACGCTAGCCATAGATACAACAAACGATCGATTGTATTTTCGATCAGGCGGAGCCTGGGAATACATCAATAAATCTAGCTAAACATCAAGGGTCTATAATTAAGCAGAACATAAACCATGGCAATATCAGAAACCGACGTACAACGCATAGTAGATTACGATCAGGAATTCATTCCGGACGTTCAGCCGTTCATCGATGACGCGGTCATCTTCTTGACCGCTGTGATCGGGACGGGTGTAGTTACGGACGCTGTGTTCGATATGGTCACGAACTACATAACCGCTCACTTCATATCTATCTCCGATCCACGGATCCACACCGAGCAGGTCAAGTCCCTGTTGGTAACCTACCAACAGAAACTGGACAAGGGGCTCGGGATTACGCACTTCGGAACCATGGCGATGATGCTCGACACCTCCGGAAAACTGGCCGCTTGGAATCAGCGTACGGTTGACGGAAAGGGAGCCAAACAGTTCTTCTGGGCTGGTGCATTATCGTGAAATAGATCGCGGACGTGCTAAAATACAAAAAGCCTAGAAGCTGATCGCTTTTAGGCTTTTCTGCACAGAACGATTGTCTAGGAATCATTATGGCTAAATACATTGTAATACACAGTATCCGCATTGCCAAAGATTTTACACCGGAGACCTTTGGTCGTCTTACGACCTTGGGTCCGAAGTTTTTGTTGCCCGTTGGTAGGGCCAGCGGTAAGTTCGCCTACCAAGTTTGTCAGTGTTCTTGCGGTAATTTTACGGTTGTTCAAACTAGTAATTTACGCAACGGAAACACAAATAGCTGCGGGTGTTTTAGGCAGGAGTTCATAGCCGCAAAAAACAAAAAACACAGCATGACTGGGACTGTGGAGCACGAAACTTGGAATAGCATGAAGAAGAGATGCTTAAACCCTAAGCATAAGAGTTACCACAATTACGGTGGACGCGGTATCCGGATCTGCGACCGTTGGCTAGATCCGGAAAGCGGATTTGAGAACTTTTATGCGGATATGGGTCCGCGTCCATCGGACAAGCACAGCATTGACCGGATAAACAATGGCGGAGATTATTGCCCGGAAAACTGTAAATGGTCCACCCGGTTTGAACAGAACCGAAACAAACGAACCAACGTAATGCTAGCGTACAATGGAAAAACGCAGTGTGTGAAGGATTGGGCAGAGGAACTGGGGATAGGCGGTGCCCAGTTACGTTTGCGACTAGGAGGAGCGAATCCGTGAGCATCATAACCCGAGCCCAACGCGAATACCTAACCTATTGGTCGGTCATCGATACACCGGGCAACGCTAACCGCCACGGGGAGCTGCAGTACGGAGTTCCAGCAGAGATCAAATGCCGTTGGGATGACCGGGTTCAGGAGATCATGAAGGACGACCAAACTATGGTTTTGTCCCGCGTTGAGCTGATTACGGAAATCCGACTAAAGCCCGGGGACATCGTAATGCGGATCCGACTAGCCGAAGTTCCGTACCAGTTCAACCCCAAAGACAACATCGGCGCCTATGAAGTTTTGAAGGTTTCCGAAACCCCGGATCTCTGGTACAAGAAAATCCTATACGAAGCGTTTGCATAATGTCCAGACTTAAGCTGACAGGCCTAAAATCGCTCGAGAGAGCAATGGATCGCACAGTGCGGGATTATGGCAAGAAGATGGAGGCGGGCCTTAGAGAGGCTGCCAAGGTGCTTATACGCGAAGCCACGGACACTGTCCGGATCGACACCGGAGCTTTGAAGGCGTCCGGAATGTGGTATCAGGTCGGGAAAGACTGGAACACCGTAATCACCGTAGGGTACGGATTCCCGACATTCGGGTTTTACGACGAATACGGGCGGGAAAAAGTCCCTTCCCAGTATGCGGTTTACCACCACGAAGGCACGAATCCTTGGTTCGAAACCGCTGTCCGGGACATGGAAAAAAAGATGTCTGACGCAATTTTTACGAGGGTATCTAAGTGAAAACTCCAGCTGAGTACGTGGCCGACATCATCGAACCGTGGTGCCTGGACCTCGGATACACGGTTTTCGTCAATCATTTACCAGATAAACCGGACAAAGCGGTCGTTGTCTACGACCGGGATACCGGGTCCACGGAGCCCCGCTTGGCGAGATCCGGGGAAATCGACGAGCATCCCGCAGTCATGATCCGGGTCCGGGGGACGGATTTCTCGGCCGCTGTGGTTCTTCCGACCCTCTGGAGGGACGTTTTCAAGTCGCTTTATTTCCGGGAAATCGATAATGGTAAAGTTATGCAGTGCATAAGCAAGGCGAATACAATGGGAACTTTGGGCCACGAGCCTCAGACCCGCCGAACCGGGTTTACGCAGCAATTCAGAATGACGATAATCTAGGGAGTCCTCAATGTCCAGTCTTATCCGAGATGGGTTTTCAACCAAAATCACGATCACCGGCGTCACGGGGACTTTCGAAGAAATCGAAGTAACTCCACCGGCGCTCGACGCTGGTGGATCCATCGAGCAAACGACCATGCGTAATGTACGCTGGCGTACATTCATCGGCAAGTCCTTGGTTACGCTGGGCGGGTTTTCCGTCAAAGTGGCCTACGGTGCCGAAATGTACACCCAGATCTTGGCTATACTTGGCCAAAACCGCCATGTCGTGGTTACATTCCCGAACGGGAATACTCTGACGTTCTACTCGATTGTGGATAAATTTACTCCAGACGCGTTGAAAGAAGGCGAGCGTCCAGAGGCAACTTTGGAATTCGTACCTTCCAACTTGAACACAGCTATTCCGGCAGTGGTCACAGCTCCTGTGCTCTCGACCGCTACCACAACTCCTGCACCCTAATTGATTGAAGACGTATGTTAAAGTTGAAACTCGGCGGAAAATCCGAAACCGTTCTCCTTGAAGACGCCGAAGGCAACGAACTGAAGTACGAGATCCGGGAATACTCCGGAGCCCTGCGTGACGAATACCTGACAACCCAGCTTGCCAAGCTCGATTTAGACGAGAAGGGTGAAGTGAAGAAGGTCAAGGATTACACGGGTTTGTACAGCCAGTTGCTTTCGAAATGCGTTTACACGGCGGAAGGTAAGCGGGTTCCGGAAGCGAAGATCCAAGACTGGCCGGACTCCGTGCAAAAAGCTCTTTTCGATGTGGCCAGAACAGTCTGCGGTCTGGACAAAACGGAAGAGGACCAAGACCCAAAAAAAGATTAAGTGCCGAGTCATACCTTTGGTATGACCTAGCATGGAATCTCGGATATCCGGTAGCCCTTCTCAAGCATTATGTCTGTTTGACGGAACTAGAGGAATGGCAACTCTACTTCCGGATGAAGAACGACGAACATACCAAGGAAGACTACTACGCCGCGATGATCGCTCAAACGGTATCGCACACTAACGGAGGTAAAGCTCCGTTAGACAAGTTTTTGCTTAAATTTAAGGAACCGCAACCCGCTAAGAAGGTTCAGACTCCGGAAGACGTAGAAGCTCATCAGTCATTCTGGATGGCTCTGGTCGGAGGAGCAGCCCCGGCGTCCCAGGAATTACAGTACGGCGAACAAATCTAGGAGTTCTTAAATGTCTGGTCCAGAAAGAGAACTTCCGCCACTCCGGGTCAAGATGATCGGAGACGGCTCCAGCTACAAGAGGATGATGACGGACGCCCGAAAGGACGCCGAAGATCTAGCTAACATTCTCGCCAAAAGAGCTAAGCGTACTGGGGACTTAGACTCACTTGTTAAACAATCATTCAAGTATGCAGCTGCCCGTCGCCAAGAACTGCAGAGACGAATGAGAGCGGTTGACCGAGCGGCGGAACGCGAGATTGCGGCCGCGGAACAGGTAGCTAGGGCGGCCCAACGTGATTCCGAAAGTAGACGCCGCGAGCTAGCACGCAGAAACCGGGCCCTTGACCGAGCAGCTCGGCAAGAGATCGCCGGTATAGAGCGAGTAGCAGCCGCTGCGAGAAGGGCTGAAGAACGTCGTAGGCGAGACGCAGAGCGTACCGCAGATCGCATAGAAAGAGCGATGAGACGGGCCCAGGAACGAAACAACCGCGGTACTCGCAATCGTGGCGAGAACGGCTTGGGGGACCGTGCGGATATCTACATGCACCGGAACGCTATAATAAGTCTGGCAGACGCTTGGTCTGGTCCGATAAAAGCTTTTTCGAAATACCAAAGTCAGATAGCTATGATGACTTCTTTCGTGGGGGAAGGTCCGGCCAAAAAATTTATAGATGATCTACGACAGTCTCAGGTAGGAAGATTATACGGAGACGAGGCATCTGTTGCCGCAACTAGATTCTTGCCGCTCACGAAAGACGCTGGCAAGACGAAAAAGATTTTAGATCAAGTCGGAAATATCGCTTCTGGAGACGCAGAACGATTCCAAGGTATTTCTAGAGCTTTGTCGCAGGTAATGGCTCAAGGATATCTACAGGGAGATGAATTAGAGCAGTTTGCTGAGCGGGGATTCCCTATGACCGAACTCTTAGCTAAGAACCTAAAGATATCTACCGCTGAAGTCCGAAAACTAGGGGAACAGCGGCGATTAAGTTCTTCGCTGATTCTGGCCGTTATGGAAAAAGAAACGTCTGCTGGTGGAGACTACGCCGGCACGATGGGCAGAATGTCTGAAAAACTGGGCGGTGTTATCAGCTCGGTAATGAGTCTTTACACAGAACTCCAGACCAAGGTTATGGAAGCAGCAGAGAAGGAGATGACATCATACGTTCAGGTATTGGCGGGTTATCTAAAGCAGATAGTCGAGTGGGTCAGAATTAACCAAGAACAGGTTCGCGGATACGTGTTGTTAGCTATTAAAATAACAGCAGCGGTGGCCGCGTTTCATCTTCTAGGACTCGCTGTAGCCTATGCACGCTGGATGATGCGTAGTTTTATGGTAGTCCTGATAGCTCTAATGGCGGTTTTCCGCGGCCTTCGAGTTCTTGTAGTAGGCACCATACAGATTCTGGCCGTCCTCCGGGGAACTTTGGCTCTTACCCAAGTCGGGTTCGTAGCTACCTGGATAGCCGCTCTTGGGCCTGTTGGAGCAGTAGTTGCCGCAATCTCGTTGGTGGTGGGCGTGGTGTCAGCGCTTATAATATCGCTCACCTCCCCAGGTGGATTAGCTGGAGCTTTTAAGTATGCTTTCGGAGTGGCTTCTGATTTCTTCATGTGGATCGCAAAGCAATTTGGCTTTGATATGGAGAAAGGGTTTTTAGAAGCTATGGGCCTAGGGCTAGATCCAAAATTCCTTAAGGATGCAAAGGTAGAAATACCGGAAGCGCCCGACACAGATTTCAGTTCTTTGATCGGTCCTGGAAAAGAAAAAGGTTCGGGTGCCAGAGGATCTAATGAATACAAATTATTCGACTCGCTGTCCAAGCATTCCGGGGAATACAAGGAACGTCGTTGGCAACAACAGATGACCCTAGCCCGCTGGGAGCAAGGAGCGGCCGCTCCCCAGGATAAACAGGATCGTATGATAAAAGCCCTGGACGGTATTGAGAAGAATACAAGACCCGCTGGATGGCAAAAACAACTTCAGTGGATAGAGCCCGCTAACTTAGCCGGAGTGCCGTAATGAGTGTTTTGATTTTAGGTCCGGTGTCCATGTCCAGCACAACGGACGAAGAAGGACATCGCGACTATCAGGTGACTTGGCACGTAAAAACCACGGCGTCTGTTTTCCAGCATGACGGTCCTGCGTACATCCGTAACAACTGGCCTGGACCAAAGACCGGAACACCGTACATACTTTCCGCGTATTGGCCTGAGTCCACCGAGGTAGATCTGTGGGCCTTTTGTCTTCCCACGCTCAACATAGCGTCTCATAAAGACGTTCGGGATAACGATCCTATCGGGGATTGGCATGTTACGCAGATCTGGTCCACCAAACAAACAAATCGTTGTCAAGCTTTCCCGATAGAAAATCCACTGCTAGAACCGTGGGACATAAGCGGCGGGTATGTAGACGAGCGGCGGGAAGCGTCCGTGGACATGTTCGGGAGACCGTTGATTCATCCTAGCCGGGAGCCTATTAAGGGACCTCTAACAGAGTATACTTACTCTAGACCTACGGTAACTATCTCCGGAAACTCGGCGGATATCAATACAAGACTGATTACGTCTCTGATAAATAACGTCAATAGTACCGCAATGTGGGGGCACTTAGCACGGCAAGTCAAGTTCACAGCCTGCGACTGGGAAAGAAAGGTTTACGGAAACTGCTTCTTTTATTGGAGAATTTCCTTCACGTTCGAGTTCGACAAAGAGGGATTTGATCAATACATCCCGGCGGAAGGAACCAGAAGAAGAAAACGCCAAGACGAGGGAGTTGACAGTCAGTCGCCTATCGAACAGTTGAATGCCTTGGACGATTTTACGGAGATCCGGGATCCAGACACGGACGAACTTATCTCCACCCCGATGCCGTTAAACGCGAACGGGGAAATTGCAACAACTCCGGATCAGCAGCTTATAATGAGGCCGATGATCCTGAAACAGAGTAATCTATTTCAGTTAGGTGTTCCGTCTAGCTTCTACGACATAGGTCCATACTCATAACATGCAAGAACACGACAGATCTACAATAGTAATCCAAGCCAGCCATCAGGAATGGGATCCGGCGGAGCTTACGCATGTGAGAGCCGGCTGGGACTCAGTGAGCGATAGGTCCTGCTTGCCGTCTCAAGTGACTCACAAGATCGGACCTGGGGAAAGAGTTGAGCTCGAGTTGGGTGATGCAGAACCCAATAACAGGCAGATGTTGCTCTACCACAAGAACGTGTTCATCCCTAAATCTGAAGATCAAGAAGCGTTCGCGAAAGCGCAAAAAGATAACACAATGCGGATAACGGACGAAGCCGGAAACGAGATCTGCTGGTCGAGGCCTAAAGAGATGTCGGTGTTGCGGTATTCCGGTAAACTGTTCGCGAAAACTACGCACACAAGTGCCATGCTACAGGTGACGGTGTTTCCAGGATGAGGAAGCCTTTTGGATTATCTGAAGAAGATAAGAAGCTCCTAGCGGATCTTATCAGACGAGAACGGGCGGAGCAATCTGAAGGTCCGAATACACGGCCTCCTAGAAGGCACGCATGGGCTGCTAAACTGCGAGTTGCTAAAGTTCCCTTCGATCAGGTTCTGTGTGCTGGAACCGCTCTTGTTCCAGGAGTTTTGCGGTGTGAGATGTACCGCTTGGCAAACTTCCAAGACGATACAGCTCTGAGCACCCAGTGTTCCTGGACACCAAATGCGGTTGGCGAGTACATTCAGATGACCAAGAACGGGGGGTCAGATCCTCCGGTATATTGGACTCCTCGCGTATTCAATGTTTCAGATGTGGATATTATCCGGGACGATGGTTATTTCCCTGTCATAAAGACGGAGACAGGACACTGGATTGCGGCCTTCGCTCCCTATCGTAGCAAATGGGCAAAGACAAAAACAGGCGGGATCGCTTCAAATTCCTTCGCTGATGTGGTTTTGGAGAAAACTACAGGGGCTGCCCCGTACTGGACTGCAGATACTCGAGAGCTTAGAGCGTACAACCGGGGTGCGGCTATTCCGGCTAATGTGCTTGTGCTGCTCCTTAAAATAGACGGACGTTGGTGTGCGTTCGAGGTGTGTTAAATGGCTAGACTAGGAAAATGTTGTTGCGAATACGAGTGCCCAGACCCGGTAGATGTTCTTCCGGACTGGACCATAGACGGGTTCACAAATGGACCGTGGGTCATGTATGCGGATTGCTGCTGGAGCAGAAGCTATAACAGATCTGACCTAACGCAGGGGATAGAGACACATACCCAAGACATATACAGGGTAGCTTCACAAAACTCGGTTGTACACGATTTTACAGGGTGGTGGATAAGGAACAACTGGAAACACAACGGGGCGCCTCCGGTTGGAAGTTTATTCACAACTCCGTTACCGAACACATGCTGGAACAGCTACGGTATAATAGCCTCCTTCACTTATGAGCGACAGTACGAGAAAAAAGCCAGACAGGAAGTCGCTTTCCAGGTTACTAGCTTTTTTATCACCATCCAGGAAGTTTTCAATACCTGTACATCCGCCATGGAGTATTACGTTCAGATACAGGCAACAATAAGAATCAGCAACAGGACTCAAGCGATAACCTACGACAGGTATACTAACACTATGCCTGTTTTGGATACGTGTTACGAAGACACGTTTTCCACAATGATCGGGACTCTGGAGTACGGGTCTCTCACTTTTTCGCCCGTAGTTCCGTTTTGGAGTTTAACGTCAACCGCTTCTATTCTGTATCAATACGCCAGTCTAGCCGCTATACCTACCACCCTTAATATAGACCTGAAGGTGTCGCCAGTAGCCTCTGTGGACCCAGCGTGCTTCGCGGGTCACGTTTGTCGCCCCTACACGCCGTTTGAGCTAGATCTATGCATTCCGCCTTCTTCTCTGCCCGTCCCTCCGGCTTTGGTTTTTGGTAATACTCTAGCATCGGTTACGGATAACTGCCTGCTCAGCACAATAACATTTTCTCCATCTCCGCCATTGTCGCATTGGAGCACCTGTAATACGTTAGGGCCGACTATTCCAGATCCTGGCGGAGACATGTTCGTGCCGTGGACCACCTGTGCGTTGCCTCTTCAAACAATGGGTTACGGAGGAGCAAACAGTTCTGTATCATCCTGTCCGTCGCTTACGGTGAATACCTTGCAGTACATAGCCGGCGACTACAATTTCGGTATCTCGTTTTCCAACAAAATTCGCAGAAAAGCTTCCTGCTCTCCGCTGGATCTGATTCCGTGTAATCTGTACAACGAGTGGTTCTTCGCTCCCAAATCCTATCCGGTAACTCAAAGCTACAGAGATCTGGTAGAGGCATTCAACGTACGAACAATATACTCGTTGTCTGATATATGTATGGTTAACTCTACCTTCACTCTAGAGGTGTAGTATGTTTCCAGCGTGGGCTTATGTGCCTGATATGCCAAGTATGGAAGTGCTGGAAACAGATTACGCTATACAGCCAAAAAACTCTAGACCAGAATTCTCTAACGAATTCGTAGAGTTCTACCAGCTGCCCGGCAGAGATGTTGTTAAAAGCCATTGGATAGAACTCCATGAGTATGTCTGGACTTCCAGGAAAAACGCAAAACAGTTCTTTGCTGACTGGTGGTCCAGAAAACCTGCAACTTGTAATTGCAAAGGCGTCGACCAGATACTGGAGGAAAATCCGATTTCGTTCAGGTCCGAGTTCGCTTTCTTCGAGTCCGGAGTGCGTCTACACAACGCGGTGTCGTCTAAGCCGGAGTTAGCCAGTACCCACCCTAGATTTACCGTAGAACAGGCATTGAGGAAGTGGAGGCCGGAGTTGTGGCCTTCACAGCCACGCATGAACGTCACCGCTGTCACATCCATATCTCCCCTCCCGGGTCACCAAGAAACACAGAAGCAAGCTATACTTTCTTGGAGAAAGATGGGTTTGGATATCATATCCGTAAACCTAGAACACGAGATACCAGAACTTCAACCTAAGTTCCCGGATATCCGGTTCTACGTCGGCAGGGCATCGGAACATTACGATAGACCTACTCCGACGATACGCTCTATGCTCGATTACTGTGTCTCCGGGGAATATCTTTTGATAAACAGCGACTGTGCTCTCTATGGGCCGCAGTCATTAATAACCAATTCGCCCTCGGTCATTCTGCGGTACAACTGGACTAACAAACCGGCGGACGCTGTGCGGGAACAATGGGGATTGGACGCGTTCCGTCTTAATTCGGATATGGCGAGTTCCGTGCCGGATCTTCCATTTGCTATAGGCAAGCCCATGTGGGATTACTGGATGGCTTGGCACCTGGAACGGTCTTTCGATTTAGATTGGATAGGCGAGCCGCTGATATACCATAAAGCACATGCTGTAAACTGGCAAACTGACGAATGCAATATAGGCAGAAAATGGATCTCCGGCCATTACGCTGAGAGCACAGACTGGGTGGAATGGAGATACGGAAGACCATATGCGTATAACGAATACTCGGATTGGAGGAAGAAAAAGAAAAAATGATATGGTTAGCTTCTTACCCACGTTCCGGGAATAAATTCGTACAACAGATATTGCATCACGTATACGGCCATCAGATACGGACAATATACGAAGTGCCGGCAGGTGTTTGGGAAATAGCACCTACTTGGGACGGCAACATGGCGTTCGAGGGATTCGTGAAAACGCACGATCTTCCTTGGCCGGAATGTGACCTGAGATCTGTTTACATTGTTCGCGATCCGCGAGATGTGATATGCTCTCAGGTCACATACTTGCGACATACGGACAAGGATCTGCAGAACTCTTCTACGGAAGAGATAGTCCAGCACATATTGGTCAACAAACCGTACGGCGGATGGAGCAAAAACTGTTATAGGTGGGCGAACAAAGCTTCGGTTATCGTGAAGTATGAGGAATGCCTGATGGATCCAATCGGAGAGATGGGTCGCGTTTGTCGCTTGCTTCAGCTGAGCGATACAGTAAAAGGGGAGCTTCCTGCGTTCTCCGATCTCCGAAAATCTGCGGATTGGTACTACCAAAAAGGAAGTTCCGGCCGTTGGAAGACGGAGCTAAGTCCCGAGTTGGTGTCTCTTGTAGAATTTCAGAACAGCGAAATGATGCTAGAGATGGGATACTTAAAGTAATGACAACCATCTATACCGGATGTTTTGACCCGGGCAATGGAATTTTCGACCAATCCTGGGTTGAGCGGGCTCTGTTTAGGCAAAAAAGATACTGCGAGCACTGGGGTTTTGACTACGAGGTAATAAGGGAGATTCCGTGGGGGATGCATTATCCACTCCGCTATTCCTATGGATTCGGCACCTTAACGAAGTTGGCGGCGTTGTATAAGTTTCTTGAATCCAATCAATCCTGCTTTGTTTGGATGGATTTGGATATCTATCCTACAGGCAAGGCATTCACCTACACCTTGCCAAGATGTAACCTGCTTTGTGCGTACATGGTTCCATGGGGATTTGCAGACGGTCCAGGGCACGAGCACATGCGTATGAAACGCGAATGGTGCGGGTTTAGAGACGATTACTTTGCGGTCAGCACAGGTATGTTCTGCTTAGATCGGGCAACCGCAACAAGCCTGTGGAACTACATTAATGCAGAGCACGATATTACCGGAAACAAATGGTGGGAACTTTTCCACGCTCGCCAGCTGTCGTTTTCGTCCGAACATCCGTTTCTCTACGGCAGCGACGAAGCCATAATCGAGGGGTGGGCTAACGAAATGATCAGGAAAGGTTTAGATTTCATGCCGCTGTCCAGTAATATCCATTCCGTAAAACCCAAGCATGACCCGGTATTTCTGCACTATTACGGGAGCAGGAAGTCCGAATATCCAGATACCGAAACCTCGAAATGATGACTGAATTAGGTTACCTACTATAATACGGAAAACTTTCCCAGGAGAATAAAAGATGGCAGCATTATCCCAAACACCCGCGAACGTGACTTTAGGCTCGGATGCCATCGTGTCTACTGTTGTGGGGGGCGAAACGATTACACAGGGAATGCCGGTATACAGGGATGCTACCTCCCTTAAATACTACAGAGCGGATGCTAATGTTTTGGCCAAATCGGAGGCCATCGGAATAGCCATGACCCCGTGCTCTATGGACGGATCGTATTTTGTTGTGGTACAACGTCCAGGAGCCCTGGTGAACCTGGGGGCTACCCTAACGGTTGGCGAGACTTACTGCGTCGGAGCCACCGTTGGACAGGTCGTTCCAATCGGCGATTTAACCTCTGGCGACTATCCCTGTATTTTGGGCACGGCAGTCACTACCGCATTTCTGGAAACGCTGTTCTTCTACTCCGGTGCTATGAAACCTTAACTAGCCCAACAGGCTAGTTTGATCAGGTTCCGCAATACCCACGTCGGAAGCAGCCAACGCAACTTGCGTTTTGCTGCTTCCGCCTGGATCATCCGCGTCAGGTACGGTAGCTCCGATAAGCACATCTCCTGCCCCCAGGAATCCATTACCCGGGCAATGACGTAGCAATCGCATCCGGGTTCCGGACGGAATCCGAACCCCTGGAAAAACCGCATTAGCCACGTTCCCGGACCTCCCTTGCTGGGAGCCCGGAATACCTGGACCCCGGTGACACGCGTCTCGGATTCCCGAGAATTTACATACGGGCAAACCACCCACTGGAGCTCTGCTTCCGTTTGGATTACGATGATCTTGTCCGTGTATTTTGCTACCCGCGTAAGCAGATCCTGTGTTGGGTTTATGCATATAGCAGCATCCACCGGTTCCGATAAATCCCACTCGTAGGCGTCGGATCCTACGTAGGACATCCAGTCCACTTTGCGGCCGGGCTGTCTTAAATGCACAGCCCGGACGATGCTGGATAAGTAATCCTTATGTTTCTGCATCGAGATTAGCTTGACTTGATCTCCGGGTTTGTTGGTTCCCTTCGTTATCTGCGTCATTCCGGCTACCGTAAACAGATCGGTTTCCCGGTGATCCGAATACACAGCCAGCGAATTGCACTCTCGAGCGGTGTCCATCAGTAGCTTAGCGTGCCGGCAAATCGGGTGTTCGGTATCGGCGCCCATCTCCAATGCCATGGAAAACAACGATTCCTGGTTATTGGGCAACGGCAACCCGTTTTCCGAGTATTCCCTAGCCCGGACATTATCCGGCCGGGTGTTGGGTGGGTATGCCTTGCTGTCGTCGTAATTCACCGGGTCTGCGACTAGCCTGTCCCATTCTTCCGGCTTTACCCCTACGTCCGAGCTTTCCACGAAATGTTGCCTGATCTCTCCAGTATCTAACCCTAACTCCTGCCAATGGAGATAATAGTTACGCATCTTCGATTCCTGGGAGATCATGTACGGAATTCCGTCCGGCCGGAAAAAGCGGTGTCCCCAACGTAAGTTCCGTAGGCACCAGGACTTACGTCCATGCTGACGATATTTTTCGTGGATATAACCTTCTTCCCCGCCGAACGCTTTATGGTCGTCGTGGAAGCCAAGCCAGTGTTCCTTCCATGCGGCAAATAGTCCCAGGCCCATAGCCGGGATCTCGATGACCCTACGATTCGGGTCATCGAATATTTTATGAAACCCAAGTTCTTTCATGCTTTTGTGCTCATAGGGTTCGTTGCTTCGGTTTGGCAGATTCCGCAACTCCAGCGGAGTTTCGAAATGGAGCCCGGTCTTTACCCATTCCCTCGGTTCCGTACGCCAGTCTCCCCGGTATTTCGTGTACTCTAGTTTGTATTCCAAACCCTCAAGCACTTTGCGGGTAACAACTCGTTCCCCGGTCTCCGTATGCTGCCAAATCAGGGACCATTGGCCCTTCATTCCATTGGACCAGTTGGGCTCCCAGTGGGTCCAGTAGTCCCTCAGGTTGTCTTTGAACAGGGGCCCGGTGTACAGATCTCTCTTACGGTCCTCTGCACATTCCCAATGCATCCTACGTAGATGCTCCACTAGATCCCAAGTGATTAAATGCGGGTCTAGCACACAGACTAGATCACCTCTCGCCACGTCAAACAGCTTGGATCGGATAGCAGAAGTGCCGCTCTTTTCCGTGTAGGCCTCGTAGCGGATCCCAACGTCGTTGCAGTATTTCTGTGTATCCCTACCGTGCTCATTGTCCGGCGCGTTGTCTAGAACCAGTATCTCGTAGTCAGACTCTGGTATTTCATTTGATATCGCGTCTTTGCGGATATTCTGGCAGGTAAAGTAGACTCCGTGGAAGTCTACGCAAGTCGCCATGCCGATAGTAATTCTAGGTTTAGGCATTCGGGAAGTTCTCCTTAATCATTTCTCGTATCCGGGAATCTATAATATGCTGCTGGGGCTCTACGATCCCAGCACACGGTACTGGCTGCGTCCTGTCGTACCACTTCGTATCTTCGAAGTTCTCTGATAGAACGCTAGTGTGAAGCATTTGTCCGTCCCAATTGTAAACGTACGTTGGATCGTGCTGCCTGCCGACGTTTGGAAGTTCCCTGGACATACGTGTTAGGAACTTCTGATCAAACCCCATCTGCGGATCATGCTCAAACGGGCACTGCCACAACGCCCTGGCGGTGTATGCGGAAGACGCCCAATACTTTCGGCCGGTCTCTATTTTGGATATACGACGCTCGTGAAACGTGTACACGAAATGCGGGTAAGACCACGCGAAACCGGACTGGAACAGATCCGCATGGTAGGACAGGAACCGCGGAAGATAAATATCATCGTCATCTAAAACGCAGCAAGCGTCCCAGCTCCCGAAGTCTTGCAGAGAAACAGCAAACTGATATTTGGCTATTAGGCTGGGCATACGCTCGACGCAGTTGAGTACACGTACTCGGTCTAGGTGTTTCACATGCCGGTGCCGCAACTGCATATCCGATGGACGATCATCTATGATAATCATTTGCCAATCTTTATGGAATTGCTGTTCCATAGACCAGATCAGATTTTCCAACCAATCTTGAGTATGGTTGTATACGGCGGCCAGCAGTAGAAATCTCATATCGCACCCTTAAAGTAATCCGCCATTTTCCGTAAATCCATTTCGCTGGTTCTAGGTTGCAGGGCCCCTACCAATCCTTCCAACGTGTTGCGATCATATGGGTGGAATAACGGGAGTCCGTTTTCTGCCCGGAAAGCCAGAACCTCGATCTTGTCTTTGGTTCCGGGAGCTGCGTCCGTGCGTTCGAAATAGGTATCCGGGTTTCCGAAAACCAACAGCGAATCATCGGAATCGAAAGGGCGGTATACCGGAGCCCGCAACATACAATCGGGAGGTCGCTTAACGGACATGGACAATCCCTACTTCCCGGGCTCTCGTCAAGGTTTCTAGAATCCTAGACCACACGCCGTCGTCTCCTTCTAGGGGGTTTTGGGCTTCTTTGAGAATGGCCCAGGCAAGAAATCTCCATTCGTAGCGGCTGAAAAACACCGGAGCCGTAGCCGGTTTTTCCGTTGGGCCGAAACATACGTCGTATTTAAGTAAATCCGGAAACCGGATTTTACATTCTGCAGTCATAATCGTATCCTTGCTTGGGTAGAAAGTTCGGGCATGTGGGTAACCATAATTATTTGGAGATCCAGCTCTTCGCAAAGCGTCTCTAGCAGTTCCGTTAGCCCGGACCTGTAGTTTGCTGAGATGAACCGGAAGGGCTCGTCCAGTATCAGGACTTTTCTGGGTCTAGGTTTGATCAGCATCAGACAAGCTAATCTAAGCCCAAAAGCTATTAGATCAACTAATCCTCCGCCGTTTTCGCTGATCGGGTCAAACTCGTTCCCGGCTTCATCTTTCAGGACGCACCGGGCTTCGGTTTGATTTCGCTTATCCTCGAACACCATGGAGAACACGTATGGGTTTCCCGGTATAACGGCGTCCAGACACCTCGTAACGACGCCGGAGATGCGTTCCTGGCATCTAGCCTGATTCTGGAGAGCCATCTCCTTAACTATCGCGTACGAGGCTTCCAGGGCTGTTAAACGGGACATCCTGGTGTCTAGGACTTCGCGTGCTTTTTCCAGGAGTACGGACTCTGTGGAATGTTGTCGGACGAAATCAGCTAACGCTGAGTCTATCTTGGTATTTGGTACAGAAAGCATCGTACTTTTCTTGGTACTTGGTTTGTAGGATATCCCGCTCCGTTATCCGGCGTTCCAGCTCCCGCTCTGCGGTTTCCAGGTCGTCAGAGCCCAGGAGTTCTTTCAACGCTGCCTTGGCTGCGGAGAACTCTCCCTTCTTCCGTTCAAGAGAAAGCCGGGCTTTCTCATACTCTTTAGCTAAGTCTATTTTCATCGTGTTCCTTTGAGTAAAATAAAATGCCCGGGCAACGACGGAAAGGTCTGTGCAAAAGATCGCTCCCGGGCTGGCGGTGTTTGGATGTATGAGGACCATCCGGCACGTCCGCCGCACCAATACCTACTATCCGGGTATCACGGTTTGTTCTAACATTTTCCGCATCTTTGGGCTCGCGGTAAGCACTTTCCGTTTTGCCGAAACGGACACGGTATCTTGGTATTGCGGGTTTCCGAAATG